CATCATTGCCGTCGCGCTAGGAGGAAAAACTGAACCGGGCAATCTACAACTTCTGTGTAAGCCATGCAACACATCCAAAGGCGTCAAACCATTCGCGCAGTGGATGCTGCATGTGCATGGGGTTGAGGTGCAGGAGGTGCGGTCGTGACACCCGAGCAACAGACCTTTGCCAAAGCCTTGAGCCGGTGCACGTTCTGCCCTGGTACCGGGACCAAGCGGTTCGCCCGCGACATGGCCGAACTGGCATGCCGCGACCCGGTGCGGGAGATCACGCCGCGCCAGGCCGAGTACCTTCGCACGGCTGTCATTCGCTACCGCAGGCAGATTGCGGCCGATGTGGTGGAGCTGGCTGAGAAGATGGGTGGTGCGTCATGAGCGCCAAGAACGAGCATGGCCTGACACCCCAGCAGGAGAAGTTCTGCCAGGAGATCGCGCGCGGGCTCAACCAGTCGGATGCCTATCGGGCCGCGTACAAGGCCGGGAAGATGACGCCAAAGCAGATCCACGAGGAGGCGTCGAAGTTGGCGGCAAACCCGAAGGTTTCCCAAAGGGTGGCGCAATTACAGAGGTTGGCGGCGGATGCCGCAGTGCTGGACCGAACTGAAATCTTGCGCGAACTGCGCCGCGTGGCTAAGTCGGATATCGCCGGCATCATGCGCCGCCACGAGGGCCGCGCCACCGTCTTGCTGCCTGATGAACTTGACCCGGCCACGCGCGCTGCGGTGGCCAGCTTCAAGATGGATGAGTTCGGGCGCATTGAGTACAAGTTTTGGGACAAGAACGCAGCCTTGGACAAGGCCATGAAGCACCTGGGTCTGTTCGAGGCGGACAACGCCCAAAAACCCGTCGAGGTCAGGGAGGTGCGCTTGGTCGCGCTGTCTCCTGAGCCCGCAACATCAAAAGGAGAACCGCGATCATGACACCGCTCTACATCTTCGACCTCGACGGCACGCTGGCGCTGACCGAGCATCGCCAGCACTTGCTGGGTGGTGACCCGTGTCCAGCCTGCGGCGGAACGTGCATATTGCCTGATGTTGGGAGTTGCCCTAGCTGCAATGGCACTGGAAGCACCGGGGCGGACTGGGGCGCCTTCTTTGCCGCCTGTGTGAACGACGCGCCGAACTGGCCGGTGATAGGGACCATGAATATGCTGCTGAGATCCGGCGCGGACGTGCAGATATGGTCAGGGCGCAGCGCCGAGGTGATGAACGAGACGCGCACCTGGATTCAAAAGTACTTCGAGATCGACGCCGAGGAGGTGCAGATTTGCATGCGCCGGGAGGGTGATTTCACGCCGGATGAAGCCCTCAAGAAGTCGTGGCTCGATGAGCTGAGCGCATACGACCGGCGTCGCCTGGTGGCGGTGTTCGACGACCGCCAGAAGGTGGTGGATATGTGGCGCGCTGCCGGGGTGGCGTGCTTTCAGGTGGCACCGGGGAACTTTTGAGCCATGGCGACGATTGAAATTCGCCCGCCGCGTGGAATGGAGCGTGTCAATCCGATTTTCAGGTCCGTGCAGGCCGCGCCGAGCCGGTATGTTCGACACAAGCCGCTTCGCCGTGTGCGCCGGCCGGTGCCTGTCTTGCGCAAGCTGCGCAAGAACCCGCCTGTATATACACACGCCAGCCACACACTCTGGCGCGTGAGGCCTGGGCTATGACGATGATCACTCGCCGCGGCCTGCTGCAGGGGATTCTCGCTGCCGGGATGGCGCCGGCCATCGTGAAGGCCGAGATTCTGATGCCGGTGCGCCAGATCATCGTGCCTTCGAGAACGATCATCACTGGCGCCGCCGAGCTATGCGCCGAGATACGGCGTCAACAGGATTTGAGAGATCTCGCACGCCAGCAGCTAGCACGCTGGCATAGCCTGAGGTTTGACGAGATCATGTATCAAGAACTGACAGCAGGAAAGATATGAGCCAAGCACTGCAAATCTACGCCTCGGACCCGCAATCAGCCCACAGGGCCTGCCTGGCGGGATGGGACTTCGCCAAGCGTCTGACCAGCGCCGGCAAGGCGGTGGAGGTGAGCGTGAAGGAGTCGGAGGACGAGCGCAGCCTGCGCGCCAACCGCTTCTACTGGGGCTATGTGCTCAAGACCATTGCGCACCAGGCTTCTATCGGTGGCCAGCGCTATCAGGCAGAAGCCTGGCATGAGTTGTTCAAGCGCCAGTTCCTTGGCTACGAGGTGAAGAAGGCGACGGTGGCTGGCCGGCGCAAGAAGCTGGTGACGCGCACGCTGAGATCGACGAGCAAGGCGTCGGTGCGTCAGTTTGTGGCCTATCTGGAGCAGATCATGGCTTTTGCGGCGACCGACATGGGGGTGGCGTGGCAGGTCGAGTACACGGTCAAGCAGATCGTGAACAGCAAGGCGCGCGGCATGGTGATCGACGCCGAGACGGGCGAGATTGTGGAAGGCCTTTGATGCTGCGGCGCACGGGGTTCAAGCGCAAGCCATATCACCGCCCGCCGATGGCGCCGCTGCGACCGGTGGCGCGCTCTGGTGTGGTGGCGCAGATTTCGAGCGTAGCCAGGCCGGTGCCGAAGGAAGACATCTTGCGCAGCGAGGCGTATCGGCGTCTGGTGGCGGCCATGCCGTGCAAGTTTTGCGGCATCAGCGGCTATAGCCAGGCGGCGCACCCCAACACTGGCAAGGGGATGGGGTTCAAGACGGATGACCGTGGGTGCTTCCCCTTGTGTGGCACGCGCGCGACGGGTGGCGGCATGGTGACTGGGTGCCATGAGTTGTTCGACCTGGGGATGTTGTTTTCCAAGTCACAGCGGCGCGAGATCGAGCCGATCTGGGGCGCAGAAACAAGGGCCAGCATCATGGCAGCCGGGGCTTGGCCGCAGGGGTTGCCGTTGTATGTCTGAGATCCTGATCCCGGAAGTGGCGATACCGCCCAAGCTGATCCCTGTGTTCAGTGGGCCGGCGGAGGTGCGCGGCGCTTGGGGCGGGCGTGGTTCTGGCAAGACGATGACGTTTGCCAAGATGACGGCGATCCGCGCCTTCATGTGGGACCAGGCCGGGCGCGAGGGAGTGATCGTATGCGGCCGGGAGAAGCTCAACAGTCTGGATGATTCGTCCATGGCCGAGGTCAAGGCGGCGATTGCGTCCGAGCCGTGGCTGCGTGAGCACTTCTCTATCGGCGAGAAGTACATTCGCACCAAGAGCAAGCGGATCAGCTACAAGTTCAGCGGCCTGGACAAGAAGACCGTGATGTCATTGAAGTCGAAGGCCAAGATCCTGTTGCTGTGGGCCGACGAGGCGGAGCCGATTACGGATGCGGCATGGGATATCGTTCTGCCGACGCTGCGCCAGGAGGACAGCGAGTTGTGGGTGACGTGGAACCCAGCGCGCAAGAATAGTGCGACGGACAGGCGTTTCAGACAAACCAAGGACCCGCTCTACAAGGTCGTGGAGATGAACTACCGCGACAACCCGCGCTTCCCGGCCATCCTGGAGCGCCAGCGCCAGAGGTGGATGAAGAACGACCCGGACAGCTACGATCACGTCTGGGAGGGGGCTTACGCCACGGCGGTCAAGGGCGCTTACTTCACCAGGCAGCTGAGCGCGCTCAGGGCAGAGGGGCGACTGTGCCGCGTGGCGGCGGACCCGAACATGAAGCGCCTGCTGTTTGCCGACATCGGCGGCACGGGCGTCAATGCGGATGCCTTCACGATGTGGGGGGGGCAGTTTATCGGGCGCGAGGTGCGCGTGCTGAATTACTACGAGCAGGTTGGCCAGGAGATCGGCCACCACCTGACCTGGATGCGCAAGCGCAACTACCTGCCGGAGAACACCGAGATTTTCCTGCCGCACGATGGCGCGACCCATGACAAGGTGTTCAGCGTGAGTTATCAATCGGCCTTCGAGCGGGCCGGGTATTCGGTGACGGTGGTTCCGAACCAAGGCAAGGGGGCGGCAATCTCGCGCATCAATGCCGCCAGGCGGGTTTTCCCCAGCGTGTGGATGAATCTGGAAGAAAAAGCCACCCAGGTCGACGAGGGCGCTGGGTTTGAGCCGACGACCGCCGACGGCCTGGAGGCGTTGGGCTGGTATCACGAGAAATGGGATGAGGAGCGCGACATCGGCCTGGGCCCGGAGCATGACTGGGCGTCGCACGGGTCCGATGCCTGGGGTCTGATGGCCATCGTGGCCGAGGACAGGATGCGCGCCGGCGCCGGCATCGTGCGCACTGCGAAGCCATTTAGACGCAGGGGATCGCCGATGGCGGTGTGATGGCCGCCGGATTTGCGTGCCAAGCATGGCAGTCTGCCTACAGATCAATTCTGTGGTGCCGACATGCCAGTCTCAATCGACACAAAGAAGGCCTTTCTTCACCGAACGCACGGTGACATAACGGTCATTTTCACCTGGGTCAATGACGAGCGCGCGATGGTGCTGTTGCCGCATCGCCGCGCTGGAGCGCCGTGGTACATCGTCATGGACAGTGCGGCCTACACATGGGACGACTCTAACCGCAAGAGTGTGGAGGTCGTGGCCAGAAAGGCTTTCAAGGCCTGCGAGGTGCTGGGCATCGAGCCGAGCCCGACCAACTGCAGGCGCATTGCCGGGATCATCATCGACGGACTGCCGGACCTGATCCGCATGCCGTCAGCGCCATCGACCGAGTATTACAACACCAGCATGGGGTCGATGACCCTGCGCGCCAACGGCCAGACCGTGGCGCAGCAAGACATACGCCTGGAGAAAGAAGGCGTGTCGTATGGATGAGTTCGAGGTTAGCCCGCGGCGCAAAGCCGCTGGTGATAACGAGCTGTTCACTGGAGCTGAGGCGTCACGTGGGCTGGCGACCAAGGAGCAGCTGGCACACCCGCTTGACAGCCCGCAGGCGCGCGCTGAGCACAGGCAACTGCTGGAGTGGTTCTACTACGAGAAGGACCGGCAGGCCGCCAACCGGATGGACATGGCGATGGACCATGACTTCTACGACAACATCCAGTGGAGCCCGGAGGATGCGGCCGAGCTCACGGCTCGCGGCCAGATGCCGCTGGTGTTCAACGAGGTGGCGCCGATGATCGACTGGGTGATTGGCACCGAACGCCGCGCCCGCGTGGACTGGAAGGTGTTGCCACGCACCGAGGACGATGTGCAGATGGCATCGGTCAAGACCGATGTGATGAAGTACGTTTCGGACGTGAACCGGGTGCCGTTCAACCGCTCGCGGGCGTTTGCTGACGCCATCAAAGGCGGTGTGGGGTGGCTGGATGACGGGGTGCGCGACGATCCGACCAAGGACATTATCTATAGCAAGTACGAGGACTGGCGC